TACATTTATCTGTTACATATTTATTAAAGTAATATATGTCTGGCATTCTGTCACTATCAGATCCATAAGATTGACTCATTGTGAATCTCTCATGATGATCACGTTTTTTACTACGTTCATTTCTGATAATAACATTTACTTTATCTTCAAGCTCAACAGCAATCTTAGCTTCATCAGCTGCTAAGATATCAAGCTTAGTTTGCATGGTTAATTGAAACTCTCTTCTTGCTTCATGAGCTTCTTTAAACTTATCTATAAGTTTTTCACAACCTATTACCTTAATGTATTGAGGTATTAAGTCTTCAAGATTCTCATTGATGAGAGTATCTCTTTCTACTTCATAACCTCGTCTATGTTTAATAAACTTATTATGTATATCCTCTTTCATCCATACCATATCTGGTACACGGATGGGAGTCATACGTTTCTTATTGTCTGGCATAATTGCCTCCTTGTTTTAAAGGTAGGAAGCCAGCTGATGTATCACATAAGCTCGATACTTAGTTAACACCTATTACTTCCTACCCATCTACATATCCTTACGCCCGTAAGGAATTCATTAAGGATAGATAACTTCCGTTTCACGACAACTTGCGCATTGTTGTTTGCACTAATGACATACGCTACTCCTTTTATCGTTATCTATCCCGTTAATTCATTAAGGATAGATAAGTAAGTTCCTAGAAAACTTATTTGCAGTAAAGGGGGAATGCCCTAAACCCTATCTATCCCACTACCTCTAGGTAATTCATTAATTTTTACTATGCTAACTTGGTCATAGCCTTTGCTTATCCAATCATCATAGTCTTTTTTAGCATCTTTATAGTTAGTGTAATAATCATCTACACCACCTACCCATACTATATATTTATATTTATTTATATGTTCCATAACATATCTCCTTGTTAATTCATTAAGGATAGATAGGTAGTGACACTGGTCATTTCTCCGTACTATAGACTACCCATCTATCCCAGCTTAACTAATAACTAAGACTCAGTACTCGCTAAACGCTTGTCTTTGGTTATTAGTATTCATTAAGGATAGATAGATAACTTGCAAGTTATTTATAGGTGTTACGCCATCTACCTATCCCACCAATTCTTTAAGGATAGATAGGCTCTTAAGATTTTTATAAGCACTCTGTTTACACCCATCTTCATGGGGATCTACAACTGTACTACCTATCTATCCCACAGATACTCCAGATTCAGTCAGTCTGGCAGTTTCTTATTTATTCCACACTCCTTTATCTTTAAGGAATGTAATACATTCTTCTTTAGTCATATGATTTACACCAGTTAATAGACCCTCTTTAATGTATTCATCTGCACATCTTTGTTGTAGATGTTCCAGATACATCTGATCAGACTCATCTTCCATAGATTCACGCTCAAGCTCATAGTCTATACGAATGATAGATAAGATAGATTGAATACCATCTCTATACCCTTGATGATAAGAGAGGTCACATCTAGCTCCTGATTCAAGTGATGTATTCTTATGCTCGTCTGGTAGATATCTGATGTTGTTATCGTTTAATCTTTCAGCCTGATGTAATAGCTGAGTTAGTATGTCTAGTTTCTCAAACATGATTTATACCTCTATATATATTGTGATTAAATTTCTCTCAACCCAGCAAAAATATTCTTTATTGGGTTACAAAAAAAAATACATACTAGAGTACAATTCCCTGTACCCTAGTATGTTTTGCAATTAGCTCGTTGCTATTTAATGCTTGAGCTACTGTACTTTCTATCTTTGCGAATCTTAGATAGTTTTTCATGGTTAAATTTCAAATTTGCACCATTATTGTAATTAGCACTTCTAGTATGTGAGCTGGCAATTTCTTTGTCGCCCTCATGTTCTTTAGCAAGTGTATAAAAACAACTACCTAATCGTAATAACTCCTTGATATTACCTTCACAATCTTTTATTAAGTCGATGTATGTTTGTTCCTTATCTGCCATTGTATCTGATGATTTAGGACTTCTACCTACATCTTCGCCATTTTGAGTACCATCATCATTTTGAATAGTATTCAATTGACCTAATTGTTTTTCGTATATGCTAATATCTTTTCTAACAGATACGATTGCTTTTGAAATAGCGTCACATGTTGATTCAGCAAATACTGCAATAGCATTTCTACCGAATAATGTTTTCGCTACTTCAAAAAAGACTGCATTGTCAAACATCATATCTAATATGCTTACCATATCTTTATGAGCTACTTTATTATCTAACACCTCGAACTTACTAAATTCTTGATGTTGTAGATACATTGAGTCTCTTACCTGATTACTAAGTACTGGTGTACTATCTTCTTTATTACTCATGATAACCTCCATGAATATAATTAAATCGTAAATACCTTATCTACGATAGTTACAATACAACACGAACCTAATCGGCATGCAAAAGGCAAAAGAGACAAATAGTCTTTTTCGTTCGTAATGTGGTATTGAAGCCTCTCTGGGTGGGTGTTCATCACTAGTGATTGTAGTCGTTAGGCATTAACTGAATTGGGGGTGGTACATTCCTCGTGAATAAAAGAGGTACTTATCGGAGTCGTATGTGTGCGTGACACACACACACTTGGATACGAATAGAGTGAGAGGAATGTGGGGGACCCAATGAAGATACGAACTAAAAAGTTGCATGCCTATTATGGTTCGTGTTGAGACTACTTCCCTTTATCGCTCTGCGTCACGATTCTCCGTATCACTCTTTGGGCTTGTCCCAAATAATATGACACGAACTTGTTTCGTGACTATTTCTGATTGTTTTTGCCACTACCCAGGGGGTAGGGGTTCAAAAACTGAAGCCAATACGATAGGTGGGGGGTCCCGCTCGCATTATTTTCCCTCAAGGTCTTTGACATCCCCCCTGGTCTCGTGGTAAAACAAGAGAGAGAGATATAAAAAAGGTTTTTAAAAAAAATTTTATAGAGTAGAGGTATTTATGAAATATGATAAAACAGCTAAACAGAGTTTGATTAAGGCATCAACTAAAGCTGGTATAACAAAAGGATTGTTAGAGTTAGGAGAAAGCTTAAGGACTGCTGATACCGTTAGATCCAATAAGGAAAAATTTACACAGCCTAATCCATCACAAGCCATGTTCAATAAAATGGGTATGAAACTCTATGGATCGCATATCCAATCACTCTATAAGAAGTCTGGATTTAATAAGCCTACTGGGCAGCAATTGGTAGCTGGATTCAATAAAGCTAAGGTTACTGCTGAGAAGATGGCGAAAAATGCCAAAGCATTTCAGGGACCAACAGGTCAAAGTCTGATTGCTTCATACAGTGATATGACACAAAACACTAATAGGTTAGCAAATACTACTAAGACCAAACACGGATATGTCACTAAGAAGACCGATAAGGCGCAAATTACACCCAAATCATCGACTGGTAAGGTAACAACTCATACTACAAAAATGGGCGAAATGGAGATATTTAACGCTCGTATGAGGCAATTACATAAGAAGCGTGGAGTTAAAGTAGTCGATAAGAAAAAATATAGAGCATATCAAGGCTACTAATGGGTAATGAGTATAGAAAAAAACCAAAAAAGGGCAAAAGTAATTATCCAAAACGAGGATAAATTACAAAGGCAAGAGAGAAACAATAAGGTTAAAGACTATATTGAGATGAAAATGCTCAAAGGTTATACCAGAGAACAAGCCACATTCATGGCAAAGGAGCTGATTGATAACCAATGAAACAAATAACCAAACCACTACCAGAAAAAGCCAAGCAACTCGTTAAAATTTTAATTGAGAAAGGTTGTAGCATTACCGATGCTGCCAAATTAATTGGTTACAAAGGCAATTCGGCTCGTGTTAATGCTTCCAAAATACTGCATAGACCCGATGTCCAAGAGTATTACCTACAACAAGTCCGCAATAAGATTGGTTATTCTAGCCATAAAGCCTTAAATAGCGTACTAAGACTGTCCAATTCTGCACAAAGCGAATATGTTCAGCTAGAAGCCAGCAAAGATTTATTAGATCGTGCTGGATTTAAACCAATTGATAAGAACCAGCACATCGTATCTGGCGATTTTTCAATCAATATTGATCTAAAATAATGGCACATACAATAGAAGCATTAAGAAAGTATAACAAACCAGCTATGAAGAAGCTGATAATAGCTGTGAAGATGAGCCATATGAAAGACTTGCCTAAAGAAGCTATGACTGATTATGAGGCAGAGAGGGTACTTGAAACCCTTAAACCTATAACCTTAGAGAAGCTTTATAAGCTGGCTGTGGAACATGATCTCGTTAACCTATAAGCCAGATGGCGATGTAATCAAACAATTCATGAAAGACCAATCCTTTTTTAGAGGATTGCGGGGACCTGTTGGTTCTGGCAAATCGGTTTCATGTTGTATTGAAATATTAAGAAGAGCCATTGAACAGAAGCCTGGGGAAGACGGTAAAAGAAAATCTAGATGGGCTGTTATTAGAAATACCAATCCACAACTTAAGACCACTACCATTAAGACTTGGTTAGATTGGCTCCCAGAACAAGATTGGGGTAATTTTAAATGGTCAGTACCTTATACTCACGATATAAAAAAAGGAGATATTGAGCTTGAAGTTATATTTTTGGCACTTGATAGACCCGAAGATGTTAAAAAACTACTCTCTTTGGAGCTTACAGGTGTCTGGATCAATGAAGCTAGGGAGATTCCCAAGTCAATTGTTGACGCTTGTACCATGAGAGTAGGTAGATATCCCTCTATGAGAGATGGTGGACCTACTTGGTATGGCGTTATCTGTGATACTAATCCTCCAGATACAGACCATTGGTGGGCTATATTAGCTGGGGAAACTGTCATACCTGATTATATAACCAAGCAAGAAGCAAAGATGTTAATCAAACCAGACAATTGGAGATTCTATAACCAGCCTCCAGCAATGACAGAGGTATTCAATAAAGATAGAGAATTTGACAGGTATGATGATAATCCTAATAAAGAAAATGGTAAAAATCTTACCTCTGAATATTATAAAAACATCATACGAGGTAAGACTAAATCATGGATTGATGTATATGTACTCAATAAACTAGGACAGATTGAGGATGGAAAACCTGTGTATGAGATGTTTAGAAAGGATGTACATGTAGCTAGATCCGATGTAGCAATCATGAAAGAGACTCCTATTTATGTAGGAATTGACTTTGGATTGACACCAGCGTGTGTATTTGGACAAAGAGTTAGAGGCAGATGGCTCATTATTGATGAGCTGGTAGCAGAAGATATGGGTATATTACGTTTCTCAGACCTTATGAAACAGAAAATGGCAGAGTATTTACCTAGAAATTTTATTATGTTTGGAGATCCGGCTGGCGATCATAGGGCGCAAACAGACGAATCAACGCCTTTTCAGATACTTAGAGGGCGTGGAGTTAATGCAAGACCAGCTCCAAGTAACGATGTTACATTGAGATTAGAAAGTGTTAATGCTACATTATCAAGAATGATAGATGGAGATTCTGGAATATTGATAGATCCTAAATGTGCAAATATTATAAGAGGATTTGATGGAGGATACCATTACAGAAGAATGCAAGTATCAGGGGAACGCTATGAAGAGAAGCCGTGTAAGAACAGATTCTCTCATATACATGACGCTTTACAGTACATGTTATTGGGCGCTGGGGAGGGAAGACAATTGACCATTGGACAAAAAACTGCTAAACCTAGAATAGCTAGAAAAGAATTTAATGTCTTTGATTTAAAACCAAAGAGAATATATGAGAGAAGAAAATAATGTGTGGAAGTTTAAACCCATTTAAAAGTAGTCCAACTATTAACATACCTCCTCCTCCACCTATTGCAGAAGATGTACAAGGTAAAGCTATTCGTAAAAGAGAAAGAGAGATAGCTAATAGAGAGGCTACTCAATTAAAAAATGAATTATTTGAGAAGAGAGTAGCTCAATACTCTACTAAATTTGGAGGCAGAAGCTTGCTTCTAGGACCAAAAGGTGGGGCTGGATTTGCCTTAGACCAACAAATGCTTTCTAGAAAAACATTAGGTGCATAATGGTAGTAGAAGTTAAGCCAGAGGCTCAAATAGAATATAGCGGCAATCCAGTAAGACAACTTCTTAAGCGTTATGAACACGCTAAAACATTAAAAGACCAATGGAATGGTGTATTTGAAGAATGTTATGAGTACGCTTTACCACAAAGAGAGAGTTTTTATACTGAAACTCCAGGCAGAAGACGTACAGATCGCATCTTTGATGAGACAGCAGTAGTCGGAGTACAAGAATTTGCCTCAAGATTACAAGCTGGAATCGTACCAAACTATGCCAGATGGGCTGATTTTGTAGCTGGCAGTGAAATACCGCCAGAACAAGAAAAAGAAGTTAATACTATGCTGGATTCAGTAACCGATTATGTCTTTGAGATATTACAGAATTCTAATTTTTCACAAGAAATACACGAGTCATTCCTAGACATTGCTCTTGGGACTGGTGTATTGCTAGTTGAAGAGGGAGATGCTACTAACCCAGTCAAGTTTAAAGCAATCCCTCTCCCACATATTTGCATGACATCTGGACACGATGATAAAGTAGACCATATTTTTAGAAAGAGAATGGTTAAAATGAGTGAGCTAGCAATAGCTTATCCTGGCGCAGAGTTTAGTGAGAAATTATTGATGGCAATGGAGAAAACTCCAGATAAAGAATGTGAAATCATAGAAGTAGTTTATAGAAATTACTTTAATACAAAAGAAGAAGAGTATCATTTCTGTTCTATTGCTAAAGAATTTGAAGAAAAATTATATACAGAAGTCTTTAAAGGACTTGGATCTAACCCATATGTAGTATACAGATGGAGTAAATGTGCTGGAGAAGTATATGGTAGAGGACCTCTTCAACTAGCCCTACCAGCAATTAAAGTAGCTAATTTAACAGTAGAATTAATATTAGAGAATGCTCAAATGGCAATCTCAGGTATGTATCAGGTAGAAGATGACGGGGTTATCAATGTAGATAATATCCAATTAATACCTGGAACAGTCATACCAAAAGCTGCTGGATCACAAGGATTAACTCCAATACCACCAGCTGGTAACTTCCAAGTTTCTGATTTGGTTATCAGAGATATGAGAAATAATATCAAAAAAGCTTTGTATAACGATATGTTAGGGACTCCTAATGAGAAAACGCCTATGAGTGCTACCGAAGTAGCTGAGAGACAAGCAGATTTATCAAGACAAATTGGTGCTGCATTCGGAAGATTGCAATCAGAAATGGTAACACCAGTATTACAAAGAGTAGTTTACATACTTAAAAAGCAAGGAAGAATACAAATTCCTATTATTAATGGCAGAGAGGTAAAAGTTAGATCCTCATCTCCACTAGCACAAGCACAAAATCAACAAGATGTAGCTAATTTAGACAGGTTTTTAGCTTTAATACAAGGTAGAGTAGGTCCTGAATTGATGAATATTCTCATTAAACAAGACCAAGTTGCCAAACATTTAGCTAAAAAATTAGGCATTCCAGAGGAATTAATACGATCTCCAGAGGAAATGCAAGCAGCAGCTCAGCAAATGCAAGAGATGATGCAACAACAACAAATGCAACAACAAGAGGAGGCACCTCCTCAATAGGAGTAACTATGACAGAGAAAAAGCCCAATATGCTAATTGGTTTAGACGGAATAAAACGAGAACCAAAAGCTGAGGAGAACTTAAATACTTTGTTTTACGCTTTGTTCAATACCCCAGGAGGGGCTGAAGTCTTAAAACACCTTAAAGCATTGACTCTCGAAGCAGTAGCTGGACCAGAGATATCTGATTCACAGCTAAGGCATTTAGAGGGTCAGCGTTATTTAGTGGGTTTAATCCAAAGAAGAGTAAACAAAGGTTTATCACAAAACACAGTAAAGGAGAAACAAAATGGCTGAAGAACAAGCACCCGCTACTGAAGAAGTAGTACAACAAACCGAAGATGTTTCACATGAAACAATTGCAGAAAGACCAGAGCATATTCCAGAGAAATTTTGGAATACTGAAACTGGAGAGTTAAGACAAGATGACATGATTAAGTCTTATAACAATCTAGAAAAGTTTGCTACTGGTAAAAAAGAAGAAATGAAAGAGGCAACATTAGCTGAATTAAAAGCTGAGGCTGATGAATTAGTACCTGAAAAATATGAACTTCCTAAATTAGTAGAGGGTATTACCGAAGAAATGGTAAGAGAAAATCCAATGACTGAATGGTGGGAAGAAAAATGTAAAGAGTTTGGGTTATCTCAAGATCAATACGAAGAGGGTGTTAATAAATGGGTTGATATTATTATGAAATCTGGACCAAATCTAGAAACAGAAATGGATAAACTAGGAGAAAATGCTAAAGATAGAATAGATGCTGTAACTAATTACGCTAAAACTCAATTCCCTCCAGAAGAATTTGAGCTTATAGCACAAACATTAGGTACTAGTGCAACTGGTATAGCAGCATTAGAAAGAATAATGGATATGGGTAAATCTCAAATGGGTAGATCAGAACAAGTAGCTCAGCCAGAGAGAGAACTAACTGTGGCTGATGTTAAAGATATGATGAATGATAAGCGTTATTTTGACCAAAGACATAGAGATAAAGAGTATGTTAGAAAGGTAGATGATGCTTGGGCTAGGTTAAATAATGCTGGCAAGGTCTAGTGTTATATGTAGAAAAATCTATTCCAAATCATGCTTTTGATTTAGCTTTTAAGTTAAGACCTTTAGATAGATTTGAAGTGGCAGCAATGGGTAACACCCCTTTAGAAGTACTTATTGCTCCCTTTCGCTATACTAGAGAGAACGTTAATACCTATACAGTATTAGATGATGGCAATGTAGTAGCTATGTTTGGCGTTATACCAACAGCTAATGATCCAAAAAAAGGTACAGTATGGATGTTATCTTCAAAAGATTTAGATAAAAATTGGTTTTATTTCACAAAACGAACAAAAAAATGGGTAGATTATTTCCTTTCTGATTACGATTTTGTTCACAATTACATCTCAATTGAGCATAAAAACAACATAAAATGGTTAAAATGGTTAGGATTTAGCTTTAAAGATGAAGAAATACTTGTCAAAGCAACAAAAGTTTTGTATTTTTATAAGAAGATACATAGGGTATCTAAAGATATACAGCCCATTTTAGGGGATATCGGTCCTAAATGGACAACCGAGATAAGCTAGAAAAGGACAACTGTTAGTTTAATATTAACTTTTGGAGGCTTAATATGGCTACGCAAATTTCTAATGCGTTTATTAAGCAGTTCGAAGCCGAAGTCCACATGGCTTACCAGAGGATGGGTTCGAAACTGCGTAATACCGTTAGACAATCAAATAGTGTCGTAGGTAACCAAGCACGATTCCAGAAAGTTGGCAAAGGCTCAGCGTCTACTAAATCTAGACACGGTCAAGTCAATACTATGGAAGTCACACACTCTACTGTTGATGTTACATTAGCTGATTACTATGCTGCCGACTATGTCGATAGCTTAGATGAGCTAAAAACTAACATTGATGAGAGACAGGTGTTGGCAACGAGTGCTGCGGCTGCTCTAGGACGAAAGATGGACCAACTGATTATCGACATCTTTGATGCTGGATCTAACTCTGCGAATATCGCACACGGCTCTGCTGGTTTAACACTAGCAAAAGCTTTAACAGTGTACGAAACATTCGGAGGAGCAGATGTACCAGATGATGGACAGAGATATTTTGTTGTGTCTCCAGCTGGTTGGGCTGATTTACTACAAGTAGATCAATTCAGCAGAGCAGAGTATGTGGGAGAAGCTGACCTACCTTACGCTGGTGGTATGACCGCTAAGCGTTGGTTAGGATTCATGTTCTTTACACATTCGGGACTGACAGTAGCATCAAGTAACCGTGATTGCCACGCTTGGCACAGTAGTGCTGTAGGTTTAGCAACGGGTTCAGATGTGAGAACAGAAATTAACTATGTACCTGAAAAGGTCAGTAACTTGATTACATCGTATTTTAGTGCTGGAGCTGTTGAAATAGACGGCAACGGTCTAATACAATGTATAATCGCAGAATAAGGAGGATACCATGGCTTTAACATCAAGCGCATTGAAAAAAGTAGCTGGTGCTGGCGATCAGAATCTCTTTGTTTATAAGAGTGCTGACGCTATTAGTACAATTGTAGGATCTGGATATTTTAACGATGTCACAGATGATCTAAAACAATTCGACATTATAATATGTGTCGGTGCCACTGGTGGTACTGCTACTGTTGATGTTGTTATTGTTTCATCTGCTACGGCAGCTACAACTGTAACTACTACAAACGGTACGTAACAGCTAGGGGAGAGGTTCCTTGTTTATCCTCTCCCCACTTTGAATATGAGTGATAGCAAGTACGATATATGTAGCAAAGCAATGGTTCTAGTAGGAGCCAACACTATATCTGACTTTACATCTAATACAACAGAATCCTTAGTAGCCGGTCAATTATACGAAGCTACATTAGAGAATTTATTAACAAGATGTCGTTGGAGATTCGCTACTAAACAGTCTCAATTGTCCAGAAATGCCTCGGCACCAACAGCCAGATGGTCTGCAAAATATGCTGTACCAACTGGGACCATGTTAATTCATACAGTAACCATAAACGACAATGTCATTGAATATGACAGATATGAACAAGATATACTGTGTGATGCTTCTTCTACTGATACAGTAGTAGCTGATTACACCTTTCAACCATCAGAAGCTAACTTTCCCCCTTATTTTAAAACGGCTTTAGTCTTTGAACTTGCTTCACTATTTGCTGGAGCAATCGCTAGAAATGATAATTTATCTGTGTTGTATCAGAATAGAGCAATTGCACAACTCGCTTATGCAAAAGCTCAAGATTCTCAAGCACAAACAACTAGAAAAGTAGACTTAACCAGATTTAGAAATAGGAGGAATACAGGGTCTTTAGGAACAATTAAAGCCACTGTTAGCTCATAGATGGGTAGTACCAGAAGACATTTATCATCATTTCATTCTGGCGAATTAGACCCAAAACTAATAGCTCGTAACGACCAATCTGCTTATGGAGAGGGTTTACAAAAAGCTAGAAATATTATTTGTAGAAACCAAGGGTCAGTAGAGAGAAGACCAGGCACTTATTTTAGAGCAGACCTAGGAGCAGAGAGTAGGTTAGAATCTTTTATTTTTAGTTCATCACAAGAATATATCTTTGCATTTCAAAACACTGCTCTGAAGATATACTCTACTGCTGGAGTATTACTTCAGACTTTAACTTCACAACCCTGGGCTACAGCAGACTTATTTGAATTAAATGTTGCACAAAAAAAAGATGTGATGATCATAGTTCATGAAAATTTTATGCCTAGAATTATTACTAGAACAGGCGCTACTACTTTTACATCTGCTGACATGTCATTTGATGCTAGTCTAAATAGCGAAAAAACATACCAACCTTATTTTAAATTTGCATCTGATACCATCACATTAGATATTGATTCAGTAACTAAAGATGCAACAGGTGTTACTTGTACTACTTCTGCTGACCATTGGGTAGCAGACCATGTTGGTACAAGAATAAGATATATGGGAGCAGAATTACTTATTACGGCTCGTACAAACGCTACTGTTGCAGTAGCTACGCTTAAGGCAGTACCTTTAATGGAATTAGATGAAGATCCGTTTGCAACATCAGCTGGAAGTGCGGTTGTAGTGGTGACTCATGTAGCTCATGGATTTTCAACAGGAGCTTCTGTAACTATAGCTGGAGCCGAGTCTATATTTGATACCGATGGAGATGGTATAACTTACTCAAACTTAAATGGAGCTAGAACAATTACTGTAGTAGACGATAATCATTATCAATTTACAACAG